TGCTGCGCTGTCCGGCCTGCTGGAGCCGGATGCCTTCCTGTTCGCGAAGGTGGTGTGACATGGCCGCCGCAAAGTCGAAGTACATCGTCATTAGCGGTTGCGTGCAGGACGGGCGCCATATCTATCGGAAGGGCGAGCCCTACGAACCGGCCAGCGCGGAACTGCGGGAGGAGTTGCTGGCTGCGGGCGTTATCGGTCTGGCCAAAGACCACGCCCAAGCGCAGAGCGGCGAGGACGGCGAATAGCCATGCGCTTTCATGAGCGATTCGCTGATCTCGATGCGCTGCTGTTCGATGAGCTGGGCGACCCTGCCCATTTCGAAGGGCGGGCAGAGCCTGTGCTGGGGGAGTTTACCGCCCCATGGCAGGCTCCGCGCATGGGGACCGCGCCGCTTCCATTGCGTGAGCCGCGGTTCACCGTTCTGGCCAGCGATGCGGCGAGCGTGGAGGTCGGGCAGGGAATCGTCGTGGATCTCCCTCCGCCAGACGGCGGCGCCTATATCGTCGTGCGGCGGGAGCCTGATGGCACCGGCCTGGTCGCGTTGCTGCTAAGGAGGGACTGATGGCTATCGGTACCACCCATCGGGTGACCGCGCGAGGCGGTACGCTGAATGTCCAACCGAAGGCCGCCGATATGGCGGCCTTCTCGACTCTGGCGGCGGCGTACCCGAAGGCGGCTATGAACGCGCAGCGCCGGGCGATCAACAAGACGCTCGGTTGGCTGCGGACGCATATCGCCAGGGCGGTCGGCCAGAAGGAGCGCATAGCGGTTCGGGCGGTGCGGCAACGGCTGATCGCGTATCCGGTGCGTGGCTCGGGTACTCAGGGCAAGCTCTGGTTTGGCATCAACCCCATCGAGGCCAGCCGAATCGGCCGGCCTCGTCAGGGAAAGGCGGGGGTGACGGTGGCCGGGCGAACCTATCGCGGCGCCTTCTATGCCCGTGTGTACGGGGGCGAGCCAGATATCTGGATTCGAACGGCCAGCCCGCACTTCGACCCGAGCGATTACCCGGCCAGCGACGTTCGATCGATGGCCTACGGTCGCCGCGGTTCGATGGACGCGGACATGTACGGCCGCTTTCCCTTGGCCAAGGCCAAGGTGTTGCTGGACGACGTGCGTCCGCTGTTTGATGCCTGGGCCAAGCGGGCCGATCAGAAACTGCTTGAGTTCGCCCAGCGCGAACTCGCCTACGAACTGCACAAGCTGACCAAGGGAGGCGCGCGTGGCTGACTTCGTGCTGCTCGACTTCTACCGAGCGATTGAGGCAGAGCTGAACGCATCGCTCGCCGGTATGCGCTCTATCGCGTTCGATACGCAGATTGAGGACCGGATGCCAGCGCCGTGCATCCTGCTGGAGATATCGGAGTTCGAGCCGAGCCAGGAACCCGACCAGGGCACTGGCGAGGTGGGACTGACCTTGCATGTGCAAGCGCGGATCGTCGTAGGCCGGGAGCGCGCGGAGAATCGCACCAAGGCCGTTCAACTGGCAACCCAGCTTGCCCATCTGCTGCGGGACCAGACATGGAATCTGGACGATGTTTCGCAAGCCGAGTTCGTCCAGGCCGGCGAGGACTACACGAAGCCCGAGCTGGACGCCTTCTGTGTCTGGCTGGTGGAGTGGACGCAAACGGTCTATGTAGGGGCCGAGGAGTGGCCTTGGACGGACGAGTCTGGCGAGGAGCTGCTGTTCGGCATCGATCCCGACACTGGTCCGGGTCATGAGGGGGACTACTTCGCGCCTGAGGATATCCCGCTATGAGCTACGCGACAGCGGAACATGACCGCATGATTGCGGCGATGATCAAGCCGTGCGTGGTTGCTGCGGTGGATCTCGCGGCCGCTCGGGTGCGCGTGCAGGCAGGGGCTTGGATCAGTGGCTGGGTGCGCTGGCATAGCCTGGCCGCCGGCACGGCACGGCACTGGCGAGCACCGAGCCTCGGCGAGCAGGGTGCGCTGATCAGCCCTAGCGGCGTAGCCGACATGGGAACGTTCATTCCCGGCTTGTACGGCGTCGCCGGCGACCAGCCCGACAACCGCGAGAACGTGGAGGTCTGGCGGTTTCCCGATGGCGGCTCCCTGGTCTACGACTGGCAGGCGAAGAGCTATGCGGTGACCCTCCCGGCAGGTACCTGCACGACGACCGTTGGCGGCGCCTCGGTCACCGTTACCCCGGGGCAGGTAGCCGTCCAGGCCGGCGAGATCCTGTTGGCTGGCAAGGTCACGGTGGCCGGTACGCTGCACGTCACCGGCAATATCACCAGCGGCGGCTCGATCATGGACACCACCGGCAACAGCAACCATCACACACACTGAACATAACTCAACGCTGAGCCCGCCCTTGTGCGGGCTTTGTCGTTTCAGGAGGGGCCAATGGCCAAAGCCAAGACTGAAGAAGCGGAAGCCGTCCAGGCGCCGGTTCAAGACCATCCGACGCCCGAGTTGCCGGTGACGTTCATCGATCAGGCCTACCGACAGCGCACGCTGATCATGCCCGGCGGCGTGACGGTGCAGGTGCGCAATAGCGAGGTCGTCGCCGACACCGAAGAGGTGTTCGAGTGGTTGGTGGCTCGCGCGGAATTCGTTCGTAAGTAGGGGTGATCGATGATTGGGCTGGATCGACGGACCGGGCAGCCGCTTTCCGGCGTGGCCCACTTGAAGCAATCCATCGAGGACATTCTGACTACCCCGTTGGGCACCCGGCGCATGCGCCCGGAGTACGGCAGTAAGTTGCGGCGCCTGGTCGATCTGCCGGTGAACGACGGTTGGAAGAGTGCCGTGCAGGCCGAGGTCGCGCGGGCGCTTGGCCGGTGGGAACCTCGGCTGCGCCTGGAGCGTGTCCGGGTGGTGGCGGTCATGGGTGGGCGGATCGATCTGGAGTTGGCCGGGGTGTACCTGGGTGACTCCGTAATGCTGGAGGTCAGCGCATGAGTACCGTGGATCTGGCCTCACTGCCGGCGCCCGAAGTGCTGGAGCCGTTGGAGTTCGAGGCGGTATATGCCGAGGAGCTGGCGGATTTCAGGGCTTACATGGGCGACCAGTGGAACGCGGCGCTGGAAAGCGACCCGGTGGTGAAGCTTCTCGAACAGGCGGCCTACCGTCGAATGCAGAACCGCGCTCGGGTGAACTCAGCGGCTAAGGCGTTGTTGCTGGCCTATGCCGAGGGTAGCGACCTTGACCAGTTGGCGGCGAACGTCAAGCTACAGCGCCTGGTGATACGGGAGGCCGACGAGTCGGCGGTTCCGCCGACCGAGCGGGTGATGGAGGACGACGCCGCGTTGCGGGAGCGCGTACAGCTAGCCTATGAACGCCTGACCACCGCAGGGCCTCGGTCCAGCTACATCCTGCACGCGCGCAGTGCGTCGGCCCTGGTCGGGGATGCGACGGCCGAAAGCCCCAGGCCGGCGGAAGTGGTGGTTACTGTGTTGCACGTCGAAGGGCAGGGCGTCGCCGACCAGGCGCTGCTCGATACCGTCTATGCCCGCCTGAGTGATGAGGATATCCGGCCGGTCGGTGACCGGCTGACGGTGCAGAGCGCCGAGGTGCTGCCGTACAGCATCGATGCGGTGGTGTACATGGAGGGCGTCGGGTCGGAGAACGAGGCGATCCTTGCCGAGTGCCAGCGTCGGATAAACGCCTGGATCAATCCGCGCCGTCGCCTGGGTGTCGAGGTGTCCCGGTCGGCGATTGATGCCCAATTGCATATCACCGGCGTTCGCAAGGTGGTGTTGAACGGTTGGGTCGATATCGTGCCGACCAAGGCTCAGGCGGCCTACTGCACGTCCGTGAAGGTCGTACAGGGGGACGCATGAGTCAGCTACCGAGCAACGCGACCGAGCTGGAGCGCGCCCTGGAGTTCGCGACGGACGAAGAAACGGACGTGCCTCTGCGGCTGCTGGTCAACCCCGATACCTGCCCGGAACACATCCTGCCGTGGCTGGCCTGGGCCTGGTCAGTGGATCGCTGGGACAACGAATGGTCGGTGCCGACAAAACGGGCAGCAATCCGCTCTGCCTTCGAGATCCACGCGAGGAAAGGCACTATCGGCGCGCTACGTCGGGTGGTCGAGCCCATTGGCTACCTGTTGACGGTGACCGAGTGGTGGCAGACCGACCCGCCCGGCGAGCCCGGCACGTTCTCCATCGAGGTTGGCGTGAGCAGCGGCGGTATCACCGAAACCACCTATCGCGAGGTGGAGCGCCTGCTGGATGACGCGCGGCCGGTCAGTCGCCATATCGTCGGGCTCGACATTCGCTTCGAGCCCAGGCTTCAAACCTTCACCGCAGTGGTCGCCATCGATGGCGACATTCTGGATGTATACCCGAGGGTCATTCCATGAGCACCAATCAATACGGGGGCTTCCTCACCGACAAGGGGGCCGCCAAGCAGGTCGAGGCTGCATCCGGCGGCTTGCGACGGAACATCACCCACATGCTGATCGGTGACGCGGGCGGTGCGCCCGGCGAGACGCCAGACCCGGTACCCAGCCCCTCGCAAACCAAGCTCGTTCGGCAGCGCTATCGGGTCAAGTTGAACCGCCTGGTGGCCGCTGACAACAATCCCAGCGTGTTGATCGCCGAGGCGATCTTGCCGCAGGACGTGGGCGGTTGGTGGATGCGTGAGCTGGGACTGGAGGACTCCGATGGCGACATGATCGCTGTTGCCAACTGCGCGCCGAGTTACAAGCCGCTGGTGAACGAGGGGTCGGGACGGACGCAAACGGTGCGCCTGCATATCGCGTTCAGTCATGCGGAAACGGTCGATCTGCTGATCGACCCGAACGTGGTTACCGCGACGGTGGCGGATCTGCAAAATGCGCTGCTGGAAGTGCGCGCGACCAACGACGCGACCGGACAGATGACGCGAGGCACAGACGGAAAGCTGGCCCTGCCGCTCTCGCTAAGCCTGACAGGTATTGCCGCCGGCACCTATCGCAGCCTCACGGTCGACGCGAAGGGGCGCGCTACCAGCGGCAGCAACCCTACCACCCTGGGCGGGTACGGCATTACCGACGCGCTGGCCAAGAGCGATGCTGTCGACGCGCCGGCGCCGAATAAGCTGCTGCGGCTCAACGCTGCCAGCCAGTTGCCGGCATCGATTACCGGCAACGCGGCGACTGCCACCAAGCTTGCCGTTCCGCGCATGCTGTCGTTTACAGGGGACGCCACGGGGAGCGCTTCGTTCGACGGGAGTGCCAACGCGGCTGTAGCGCTGACCCTGGCGAATTCGGGGGTTACTGCTGGTACCTATGCCAAGGTCACGGTGAACGGCAAGGGTTTGGTCACCGGCGGGGCGCAGCTCACTGCGGCAGATATCCCGGCGCTGGATGCTGGCAAAGTTGTTTCGGGTGTCCTGCCCATAGCTCGTGGCGGCACCGGCAACGCCATCGGCCAGGCTGCAACTGCGGTCAAACTGGCATC